TTATAGCATAATTTAAAAATAGTTTCTATTAGATATCCATTAGATGTGGTTAGTTGATTTTACTATATTTTGGGTATGGTCGGATATTGCTCAAATAAATAAAAACGTAGTCAATAACGTAGTCATTCGATTGCTGTTAGAACAGAAAAAAACCACTCGGTATGAGTGGTTTTAAAATATAGGATACCTCTCTTAAATTTCGTCTGCGACTACACTAGTCATAATCTGTCCATGCTTGGATTTTTCAGAACATTCGTCAAGCATCTTTATTATTTTTCTTCTCTAATTCTTCCGCAAAATTCGTCAATTTGATAGCATTTTCTAAACTCATTTTTTTGATAGGAGTTTTACCTGTTACCCATCTGCTGATTGTTGTATCACCTATACCAGTAGCCTTTGAAATCTTATAGGCAGTTACAGTTTTTAATAATTTTTGGATTTTGCTCAAATCTGCTTTATTCATTATTTTTTATCTCCTGAATACCAAGCGATAGCGATCGCAATGATTGCTGCAACTAGAATAATTTTCATCTTGATTTTTTTCCCGCTTTCTTATACAATGAAAGGTAAGGAGAGCTTTCGCTCTCTTACCCTTTAGCGATTATCTCTTCCTGCGTCTGCGAAACTTGGGAGCGATTTTCGCTTTTTTATTTTGCTCTTTTAGTACTTGGTACCAAGAGCGACTTTCCTTTGAAATTGCTACTGCAATTCCAATACCGACCGTGACCCTTGCTAGCCACTCGTCTAGGTTGTCCATTTGTATCACCTCCTTACATTATTAATTATACCGCATTTTAATGCATTAGTCAACCCTTTTTTATAACTTTTTTAAATTTTTTACAGCAAAAAAACCCTCCCAAAAATGGGAGGGGTGTGTCTTAACGGTTTAGAAAGGTGTCATTTAAAATGCGACCTTTTTTGTAAAAATTATAAACTTTCTGGCCACGGATCGTCTGTGGTGTACGTCATGTTAGTAAATCTGATATCTGTGATATCTTGATCGGTTGGTACTGGATCATCGAACTGTAAGCGAACATGATTTTTGTCACTACTTCCACCAACGTACCAAGTACCATAGCGTTTTCCCTTGTCATTCATCATGATCCCAATCTTTGAGCCAGTAGGTCTAAAACCAAGTGGGAGCCCTCCGATTGGTAAAATTGTGACATTCCTCTCTTTATCCGAACTTTGAGGATAATATCCTTCCGATCCTCTACGTTTGATCCCAAACCAGCCCCATTGTAGTCCACCAAAAGTAATTTCAACGGTAGAGTTAATCCGTCTAAGCTCAATATAAGCATTGCCAAAATTCGATTGGATAGTGTTAGGTCGCACTGGACCTGTATCACCAGCCAAAATAGACCATGTTTTCCAGCCCGTCCCAGCTTTTTTCTTGATCCACTTATAAGCACCGTTTTTGGCCGTGGTATCGACATAAGTTGTACCGATATCAGCTTTTAAATCGTACGGAAAGCCTTCACCTTTTAGGTCAGTGTCATTGGCTTCGACGTTGCGCTTCAACTCCTCAAGATCGTTTTTGGTCGCAAGCCGGCTAATTTGATTTTGGAGTCCGGAGAAAGTTGGAAATAAACTGTATGCTTTGTTTAACGACAATAGATTTTTTTGAGAGTTGCTAAGTTTGTAAACATCTGTTCCAATTAGTCTGATAACTTCTTTTAATTTATCCATTCAGCACCTCCTTAGAGGGTATTTTTAGCCGTTGTATAGATTTGTACGAAGTCAGTATTTTCAAGGTCAGTAAATTTCTGACCAAGCTCGGTCATTTTAGACACGATCGCGCTATCTGGATTTTCACCAGCTTTGATTTTTTCTGCGATCTCTTTGAGAGTGTCCAAATTTTCTGGTACTCCCTCACCTAAAATTGCTGTTTTGACACCTTGGATTGCTGTTTCTAATTGTTGCTGAGTGATCCCGCCTTGGCCGACTTCGGACTTGTCAGCCTTGTTAGCAAGCGTGATGTCGATTCTTTTAACGTCAGTACCTATGGCCCGGACTAAAGATTTTAAATTTTCTGTGTTTAAAGTCATATTTCTCTCCTTTAAATTTTAGCTAGATTGTATAGTACGGTAAGATCTGGTAACTCTTCCCCATTCTCACGCTTTCGAAGCTCTTCCAGACTATCTGAGGTATATTCCTCAGTTGATTGCGTCACCTTGATAACAGTAGACTTATCAGATGGGAATACATAGTTACCACAAGTTATTTCCACTTGATAAATACCAATTGGTAAGACCTTACTAATATTAAATTTAACCTTGTGGTCTGTGACCGTGCTGGTTAAGCTAGTCTTACCATGCCGGTTGGCAAGCGTGATCGTAGCTTCCTGCCCATCGATTTCTGGGACTGGACTATAATTTTCATCTAGCAACTCATAGCCAAAGAGGGAAGCTGTGTCGCCTTGTTTGACGACATCACCTCCCTCAAATTGTTTTAAATTCGTTGAATTAATACGCATGGTTCACCTCCTTATGAGAATGATCCAAAACTATTGATACGTTTACCATTCTCCGATTGACCGACTGCGACATATCTGCGATTTCCAGAACCTGCGATGTATGTGATCCAGATATAACCATCATTATCAATCCAACCGTCATAGTTGATCGCTTGACCTGCGGTATAGACTGCTACAATCTCGCCAGAGAGGCCTGCAGAAGCCCGTACATTGAGCGCAGATACTTCTACGGTAAATGTACCTGTTTCCTCGTTAAATGCGTTGGAGTCGACTGTAAGAGGCTCTGACGGTTCAATAGTATTTACTTGCGCTGATTGTCCATCAACTGGGAAATAGAACCAGCCTACAATACCGTTAAAATCACGGGTGTTATATCGTGCTGGACCACCTACATATAGGCTGTCAGCATTTCCATCAATGTTTTGCTCAATAGTGCGCATGGTATATCCGTCACTGTCTTCGATGACTAACCCTGTATGGCCATACGGATGACCGTAGATGTAAGTGGTATCCATAACGAATACTGCCCCAGCCCGTGGTTTACTATCGAGATTGCCCTCTTGATTGTATTCCACCTCATAGCCTAAATCACGGGCAGAATTAAGCAGATCAATCGCATTTCCCCAAAGGGCCTTACCAAAGAAATTGATTGAAATAGAGTTCGGTAGGTCCACGCATTGAGTTCCGTATGCTCCATCAGCATCAGCTCCTACCCCTTGGTTCGCTAAGCTTTCTGCATACCCTAAAATATCGTTTAAAGTAGCCATTAATGCTCCTTTCTAAATTCAAAAGCGACTATCCAAAAGAAGATAGTCGCTAGTATGAATAGTTTAATCTTGGTTAGGTTCTTCATAACCTAATGCACGTTCGCTATCGCTCAATCCAGCAGTAGTTGGATCATTGACCACTCCGACCAAAACGAGGAATGCAAATAACACATTGACGAATACCAAGATTTTATCAATGGTTTGACCGAATTCCAATTT